GAGTCGTCCTCCGGGATACCTTGCGGCTTGTATATTCATCCAACACAGATTACTTTGCTGTTAGGCTTTTTATCTGCTGGCAGTCAGTACCATATAGAAACACACTAATTACGTGCTACCGCCTCCAGCAATAGTCGCTACTCTAATGCATTTCTATATAGAGCCAGTCTCTCCTAGATGTCACGCCTAACGCTGACGTTTGCGTATGTGATATACAATGTTGACTACCTTAGTGGCCCACAGTCACGTTTGTCCACTCGCTTCTAGGTCGCTACTAAAATGAGTAATTAGTTCATTTGTTTTGCCATTACATACCATATAGAAACACACTACAAACGGGCGGTCGATATCGGCGTTAGCCAAGTCACTTACCCATAAGAATGTGTTTTTATATGGCTTTCGCCACGTCAAATTTTTAAAGAACTGTGTTAATTTCTTAACGTATGCATATATTATAACAAGTATTTCATTCTTTGCCAAATTGCTTGTTGCAATTTTACAACACCATATAGAAGACAACTGCGAAAACAATGTTGCTGGCCCGGCGTTGGTCGCGAAAACCCTTTCCTTTCCACTTGGCATTGTTAACTTCCAGTTACTAGACTACAAGGGCCCTTGCGCCTGTGTTCACTGTCAATTGTCTTTTATATGGTAGGACGTAAGAGATTTGAACTCTTGACCTCGGGATTAAAAGTCCCTTGCTCTACCTACTGAGCTAACGTCCCATATTTGGTCCCTCCGGGCAGACTCGAACTGCCAACCAGCGGATTAAGAGTCCGTTGCGCTACCAATTGCGCCACGAAGGGTTGGTGTATTAAAAGTTTCTTTAATGTCTTAATACTATATTAAAGAGTTCTTTAATGTGCCAACCCTGACCAATACGGGATCAAGATTGACACTACTGTTTAGCAGACGCTTTCATATTCTTCTCCAATTAATTCTTTATCTTCATCATCTAAAAATGTGTTAAGTTTTGTCTTAACAATCTTGTAACTGTCATAAATGCAATTACCTTCAAGTTCCCAATTATACTTTTCTTCAGCATACTTGGCTCTTGCTTTGCTATCAAACACTCCCAGCAATTCGGGTTCGCCAGGAGAATGGTCATAAGTGATTCCATACAACATGTATAACTTCATAAACTTCCTTTTTAACAACTAACAAACTTTGGCAGGGGATGAAAGAATCGAACTTTCGACGATGGAATCAAAATCCACTGTTATACCATTTAACTAATCCCCAACTGATTTAATATTGTAACAGTAACATCATTTACTGTCAAATTTGGCGGAATGACTGAGACTCGAACTCAGAAAGCAGCTTTCACTACTCGACGGATTAGCAATCCGCTCCAATACCATTATGGGACCATTCCGTATTACTAAATACTAATATGCATTATTTTCAAAAACTTAATTTACCCTACCCATTAAAAGATCAAAATTCCTACAATCAATTATTGGAAGAGAAAAAATTACCTGCGTCGCGACAAACGCTAAACCGTATCAACAACTATGATACAGGACTTACCAATTGGCAACGTTATGTCAATCAAGAACTAATTAAAATATTTGAATCACTTAACCTAACACCTTTTCACGTCATTGCATTTGGCTGGACTGATAAAAAATCAAGTAAAACTTATGTTCATTCAGACATCATACTTAACGAAGAAGGCAAATGGGAAGACTACCCAGCAGCCATTAACTGGGAATTAGTTCCATCACATATTAAAATGGATTGGTATGATCCAACAGGGGTTGAATCATTTGAACCAAATGCTGCTGATTACAACACTTACCAATTTCAAGGTAGGAAGTACGGTGCCGAACTTAATAAAGATGCCGGTAGTTTAAAACTATTAGAATCCTATATTGCTACAACCGGAATTCCGGCTTTGCTTAGAACTGACATCCCACATCAAGTAGCAAGTCTTTCATTAAAACAACAAAGAATGTGTTTAAGCATACGTTTCCCCAAACATCAAATTGCGTCTTATGCAGATGCATTGGAAATATTTAAAGACTACATTATTTAATTTGGTGGAGAAAGTAAGATTCGAACCTACTCATCCTAAGGAAACAGATTTACAGTCTGCCGCGCCTCTCCCACTGCGCCGTTTCTCCAAATTTTGGTGGACCGTGGGAGGATCGAACTCCCACCTAAGGCTTGCAAAGCCCCCGTGCTCCCATTATCACTAACAGCCCATAACTTTTACTGGGGTGTCATATGAGGATCGAACTCATACAATCAGTTCCACAAACTGAGGTGCAGACCACTACACTAATGACACCATTGACCATATAGAAACACATTCGGCTAAATTTACTTTCGTACCGGATGCCTTAATGAATGTGTTTTTATATGGTGGACACAAGTTTTGAGGACGGCCCATTAGTAGATCACTACCACCTGTTACATTGATGTACGTACTATTGCTTGCCCCAAGGATTAGTGCACTACCTTGGTGACTCATACTGAATGATGTAACCCATACGCTGCTCTTGGTGCCGCTACATGGAATCGAACCACGATCACCGCGTTCGTAGCACGGTATATTATCCATTATACTATAGCGACTAATTGGTTGCGGGAGGAGGAATTGAACCTACCATCTATGAGCTTATGAGACTCATGTGCGACCACTACACTTTCCCGCCATTAAAATATTGGTACATCGTACGAGATTCGAACTCGTGTACCCGCCGTGAAAGGGCGGTGTCCTAGGCCTCTAGACGAACGATGCCGATTAGATTGGACTTACATTTAACTAGACTCTGCATTGACGGCTCGCCTTGTTAAAATGCCAGAAAACTTTGGCGGTCTCAACGGGATTCGAACCCGTGATCTCCTGCGTGACAGGCAGGCATATTAGGCCAACTATACTATGAGACCAAAATTGTTAGTAGTTGGAGAGTACCACTCACTTCTCTCTTTATTACCAGTGGGTTTAATCTAGAGTTTCAACTACTTTAAAAAACACTTGAGGAACTCCCTATCTGTCGCCACCGCCTGTTCGTGTCCTACTAGGGGCTTACGTTTTAAACATCCCCGGGTACCGTCTTCCGGGCTTTAGTTCGTCATTACTGCCTACATACCCGTCGCTATCGCCAGAGCCGCATGACTGATGTCAGTGCCCTTGTTTCATGTAATGTGTGCTATAGGCCCCGTCGGGCCGTACCATATGCTCAAGCAACACATTACCTAACGGTGTAGGTAACCTCAAATGTGTTTTAAAGTAGTGCTTCTTGCGAAGCAAAACTAGCACTACTCGAATAATTTTTTAATGAACTCTGTAACTAACTCAATCATTTGTTACTGTTAATTTCTTAACTTGTATCTATTGTAACACTAACATCATTTCTTTGCAAATTTGGTGTTGTTATTACGCTACACACTTGTTATCTCAATTAACTTAGTTAATTTCTTAACATGTCTCTATTATAGCGGAGTATTCATTTCTCCACAAATTTTGAGTTGCATAAAAACAACAGTTAAATACTCTATGAACATTAAAGTAATAGATAATACAGTTCCGCTAGAACTGCGAACTAGTGTTTGGGAATATATTTTAAACCAAACTTGGTATATAAAGTACAAGCAGGATTCATCAATTGACTCATACATACCTAATAAAGAAGGTATAGATATACCTAACAAAAATCCCGTAGCAACTGGCGGTACTACTCTGGCAAGAACGCCTTTTGCAAAAGATGTGCATTATTTAAAAGCCAAGCACCGGATAATTTATAATCTTTGGGAGGTTATCAATAAATCATTAGGTAACCAATACGAGATAACTGGGTATACAGAAGGAATGCCAGTACCCAGTAATTTCAAACATATCAAAACTTTAGTGCCTGGGCTAACCGATGGGTGGCGGGTTTATACAAATTGTCAATACCAAGAAAATATAAAACACAGTCACGGTATACACCGAGACAATCCTGATTTAAGCGATAGCTCTTCTGTGACTATTTTGTATGTTGCCAATTTGGAATGGTATCCAAGTTGGTTTGCTGAATGTGTGTATTATAATGATGATGTGACTGGAGACGTGCAAAATTTCCAAGGTAAAGATATTGATGCGCAACAACGAAATTTTAATTTAGGTTGGGCACAACAAATTGTAAGTCCGGTTCCCGGAAGGATTATTTGCTACGACAGTCGTACACTACATACTACTCGCCCGGCAGCCATATGGGCGCCTGGACCCAGAGTTACAATTGCATTTAGAGCACGTTTAAAATAATTGGCGGAAGGCTAGAGAGTCGAACTCTAAAGGCGCTACTAACGCTCGACGGTTTTCAAGACCGGTTCCATCGCCATTTGGATTGGCCTTCCATTGTAAGTAACACAACACCACAGTTGGAACACTTATCTTGCGAACTGCCCCGTCATAGTTTATCAATCTATCGGCTTTTTTCGTCTGGGTGTTGTATTCTAAAACACACCAGTGTCACGGGATCCGTGCCTGCCTTAGTGGGCTCTCATTGCCCCCAGGAATCTTCATCTCGTATGTTTTAGAATACCCTCTTGGTAGAGGATATGATAGGGTTGATACCCTACCCAGGAGTCTTACTCGGCACGTTGTCGCCATGCCATTCATGTATCCTGTCCGCCCGTTTAAAGTTTTAATGACTTTAGGTCCTCGTTACCTGTAACATTTTGATTAGCGGTTTTCAGCCAATCGTTTTGCCTGTTCTGCAAGAGCCTGCACATAATGCTCTGCCCTCGCCAACTTAGCTTCTATTAGAGCTAGCCTTTGTTCCTGTGTAAGAACAGTAGGCACTTGCTCCACTAACTTTTTCTTTTCTGTTCTCATTTTTCGTATCCTATAAAAACAAACCCCAGGGTGTTTAGTCCTGGGGCTTAAGTTAAGATACAATTTTGATTATACGTTAACTTAAACCCCCGCCTGGTTCACGATCACTATTAATTGATGTTGTAGGCATCGCACTAAACAGTGACCAATAGTCTGCCCCGCCTAAATCGGCTATCAGTTGTAGTTGCGAATGTTTAATAATGTTGTTCATCATGTGTCTATTGTACAGTTATTTATGATAGTTGTCAAGTAGTTATTCTTTTTCTGGTAATTTTGGTTCTTTTATTGTTCTATCCCAATCTGTTTTATTCCACACACGTTCATGGAAGAAATATAAAGTACTGTTAACTAAAGTAGTAAATCCAGCAAGACCAACTCCAAATGCGACACTGCCCGTTGTGAAATATCCAATAAAAAAGTATTGTAATACAATTAAGAATCTCCAACTAATCATTTTAGCAACCGATCGTGGGATTTTTTCGGTGATATGAGTTTTTAACATGTGTTCTCTTTGATATGATTATAATTAAAAGGGAAAGAATGGGCAACACCAAGTTGCCCATTTTGCTTAATTAAGCGTTGCGGATGTTTTGAACTAATCCAGCGGTGAATGTGTCTTTGTGCATTTCGTAAACGATGGCAGTAGCTTCGGCAAAACGCTTTTGCTCTTCTGTGCTCATTTTGTTAACTGCGATACCATCAGCCAAACAACGATCTTGTACTAACTGAACATCTTCAATGCTCAACTCACGTTCGTGTTTGGCAGCGGCTTTTGCAGCATCACTAACGATTGTCTGTAACTCAGGAGTTAATGAATCCCATAGTTCACTTCCAATTAAGATACTGGTTAAGAATAAACTATGCTCAGTATGATTAATAACTGAAGATACTTTATCATGACCCAAGGCATAAACACGTGGATAGGTACTCTCACCAACAGTTACGTTAGATTGTGCTAAACCTTCTGATAACTCTTCTAATTCCATAGGAACTACGTCAGCACCAACTGCTTTGAATGTATCAATAGCAACAGGACTAAAACTTGTGCGAATCTTCATTCCCGTTAAGTCTTCAATTTTGTTAACAACACCGTTACCAGCCATCATTCTGAAGCCACCCGAATATGTGAATGCCAATCCCTTGATCTTTTTACTGTTCTGTAAACTATCTAGTAATCCTGTTCCCACTGAGCCCTCGAATACGCGACCAGCATGATCATGATCTTTAAACAAGAATGGTAAATCTAGCGCAAAGAAGTCTTGATTAATCTTACCCAATGTAATTGTATACGTTTGGCTCATTTCAATCTTACCCGAATCCAGTAAATCTACTAGTTCGTGTTTGCTAACTAAAACACCGTTGTTATACTTTTGCGAATATTCGCTTAAAGTCATAACTTCGATATCTAACGCCTGGGGCGCTTTTGTGTTTACTTCTGCGGCAAATACCTTTGCAGCACGGAGGAATAATTCAATTGGTTCGTGGGCTAATACCCATCGTATTTTTTTTGTCATTTGGGGTTTCCTTATAGAATAGATAAGATTGTTACTATTATTTAGCATCAAAACACAAATATTTATTTCTTTGTTGGATAAATACTCAAAAGGATTCAGAATGACTTGGACTACGGGCACGATAAACACCCCAGATAGCTGGAATAGTATAGCATATGGCAACGGGGTATTTGTTACAGTCGCTAATATTAGTTCAAATAGTAGTTATAGCTCGGATGGCATAACCTGGTACCAGGGTGTAACTGAGTATGCAAGTCCCAGTAGATTCTTAACTAGTATCCTTCCGGTGAAAGCCTATTGGCAAAGTATTGCATATGGTAACGGTAAATTTTCTGCAATTGCCACAAATGCATATTCTGCATTTAGTATAGATGGAAAAAACTGGAGTTTTAGTTCGTTACCCAATCCCAAAAATTGGCAGAGCATCACGTACGGTAATAATTATTTTGTGGTTGTAGGTTCAGGGTTCAATACAAAAATGGGCTATCCTTACGGTAATCGTGTCATGGCTTTTACCCCAGATCCACACGATTGGGCAAATAGCGTAATGGATGTGGGATTACCTTGGACCGAAGTAGTTTGCGGTAATCATGGGTTTGTTGCTGTTACCAGCAACAGTAACGCAAGTTCTACAAGTACTCATGGGGCAAGTTGGATTACTACGTACAATATGCCAGCAAATCAAAACTGGACCGGATTAACCTATGGTAGTAACAAATACGTAGCAGTTGCTGCCAATTCCAATGTTGCAGCCTATAGCACCGATGGTGTTAATTGGACTGCAACTTCTTTACCCTCGGCAAGTCAATGGACTAGTGTGGCTTATGGTAATGGTACATTTATAAGTGTCGCTTATAATGGTGCCAATGCTGCAGTCAGTAGTGATGGCATAACTTGGCATTCAGAAACGATGCCGGCTACACAACCCTGGACTGCCATTACATTTGGACAGGATAGGTTTGTAGCCGTTGCTAGTAATACTACTGTAGTTGCGGTTAGGGTTTAACTATACCGCCTAATTTTAATTCTTTTATGTTAGCCTGTATAAATTCGCGTAAGCCATGCGGAACTAATAGGGAATCAAAATCAATTGTGGGGTTTTTTAGAAAGTGGTTGTTTCCATTACCGTTGTATAATTGTCTGATGGTGTCAATTAACGTATCAACAGTCCATTCATTAATTTCATTTTCTTTTAAAAAATAAGTCTTGGAGTCTAGATGCATTATCATTGGTAAAATATTATTTCCTTTCCAAGGAAACATTATAACAGGAACGGTCAAACAATGAGCCAAATGAGCCACCCCGCTCTCTAAACCAATAACACAATCGCAAAGATTGTTTATCAGATAAAATTTTTCATCTAAATTAGTATTGCTACTGTTTAAAGTTATAATATCATACCCGGCATCAATTGATAATTCTATTATTTTATCGATATCTTGTCTACCATAAGAATATTTTGACGGGATTAAGTTTAAATCAATATTTTGAGATTTGTTCAAGTAAACTAACCGAGCAAAATCAGTATCACCGGCTAATGCTATACCAATACAGGGTTTATTTTTCTTTGGTGTCCCTGCCTTAATATAAGGGCTAAAAACTTTTGCATTATCGCATAAGCTATTGGAAAAATCAGTACTAATAGGTCTATTGACTACATTAACAAATATTTTGTTATCAGGAATTGAAAAAAGTCTTTTAAGATCATTTGGTGTTCGCCAATTTGGACTTACGTTAAATTGAAACGATTTATCTGTTGATTGGACTAGACTGTATAACCCTATCACACTACCTAGCCCCATAACAGATAAATCGTATTCAAAATCCATTAAGTATTTAACACCTTAGCGGCTGAATTAATAACTGATGCAATACGTCCGATGTCACGTAGTTGCTCTACAGTATAACCCTCTTTCTTTAGTGTTTCATAATGAGCTTTAACACAGAAGTTATTCTTTAGATTTACAATTATCGCCGTGCCAACGATTGAACATTCCAGAACTAACTGTCTTGCCACAATGTGGGCAGATTTTTTTGATTTGACTTGGGTGTGTTCCGTTCGCCAGTTGATTCTTTACAGACTTTCCGCCCAAAAAGTTATGACTGCCTTCTGCTACTCGTTTTTGGTTAGCCTTACGGGATACTTCCCCGCCCAAAAACGGATGTGTACCATTTTTAACTTTTACTAACTCTTTTTCGCGAGCCCAATCTTTATCTAAAAAAGTATGGGTGCCTTCTGCTATTCGTTTTAGATTTCGTTGTGATGCTTTTTCACTGTCTTGCCAATGATGCTCACCTGCTTCTACCAAACGCTGTTGTGTTTTCTTTTGTATCTCACCGCCTAAAAAATTATGAGTTCCGTTTTTTACCGCTTCAAGTGCCGCTAATCTTGATAACTCTGATTTTTCTTTTGGGGAAATATTTAATGCTCCAGAAATCAATAAACAAGCATACCAGTCTCCTTGACTGTAGTGTATGTCGTAATGTTCTTGAATAGATACTGCTTTGAGATTTAATGGATTGTTATTAGAGTGATCCCCATCAATGTGATGGATTTCAAAAGATCGTCCATCAGCATCAACAGGGATTTCACCGTAGTACTGTTTGTATATTTTTCTATAAGATCGGTCTCTCATAGAAATATTTATCAACTATTCAGCACCTTTGCTAAACTATTAACCACAGCCGCTATTCTACCTATATCTCGTAACTGCTCAACAGTATACCCCATCTTTTTTAATCCATTATAATGGGCCGAGACACAGAACTCGCATTTTCCAACAATGCTTGCGGCAAGGCTATATGCCTCAAATCGTTCTTTAGTCGTACCACCGTGGGTTGTGATTGCGTTCATTCTGAGTTGAGCCGGAAGACCTTTAAGGTTAGCATCTTCTGCCATCTCTACATATGGATACCAAGTGTTGTTCATCGACATCAAAGATGCGGCAGTGAGTGCGGCATCTCGCTCTTGTGAGTTTTCCATAGAACTTTGAATAAAGGTAACTAATTTCCCGTTACCTGTGCTCATTGCGGCGGCCAGCGCACAACCTTCTGCTTCCTCAACTGCTAGAGTACTACGCTTAATAACAGCGTCCAAGTTCAACTTAGTGTCCTTGGCGTACTCAGGCAGACCTTCTTTAAGTTGATCTACCCAGGCAGTCATTATAAAGTCTCTCCGCCTACAGTTCTTGAACAGGCACAAAGTTCTCCCGTTTGTAAGGCATCTAAAATACGCAAGGTTTCTTCTGGACTGCGTCCAACATTTAGATTATTAACTGTGACATGTTGGATAACATTATCAGGATCGATAATAAATGTAGCTCTTAAAGGAGCACCAGCAGGTGCGTAAAATACGCCTAGTTGTTCGACTAAACTTAATTCTCCTCGTTGTGTATCGGCGAATTGTGTATGTGTGATTTTTTGTAGATCTGCGTGGGCTTTTTGCCAAGCTACAGCACAAAATTCATTATCTGTGGATCCTGTTAAAAGAACAGCATCTCTATCAATAAAATCTTGATTCAATTTGTCATATCCTACAATTTCTGTGGGGCAAACAAAAGTAAATGATTTTGGATAAAACACGATTACTTTCCACTTGCCTTCGAAGCTAGTTTCATCAATATCAAAGAAAGCATCTTCTGGTTGTCCTGGCTTAACACCTGTTACTACAAAGTGAGTTAATTTATCGCCGATTGTTTTCATAATTTTCTCCTATAAATGTTGTTTGAAAACTGTATTAGTGTTTTCACTAATGTTCTTATTGTAATAGTATTTAACAATTAAATCAAGTGATTTAATAGGTTTTCCCCAAATATATTTTTATGGGGCCAATAGAGAAAATTTATTGTTGTGTAGTTGTTGTAGCCGGTGTGGTATTAGCCGTTACAGATTCTGCAGGCATTTCATAATATCTTGGAGGCGGTATATCCTCAAATCGAATCCATTTAATAGGTTTCCAATATTTTGCTGCCAAATTGTTTATCACCAATACTGCTATGGCAATTACGATAAATCCCAACCCGGTCAATATCGACCCTGCTAGGAATACGCTTGCTTGATCCATGTCCATTTTCTTTTCCTTGAAATATGTTGCGTACTGTATTATATACTATACCGTAGATACATGTCAAGTATTATCTGCGTGCTCTGCCCAAATCTACTGACTTGGATTTATTAGATTTACCCAAAACATCTGCGCCAATACTGTGTGCAGTTCCTGCCTTGGTAATTTTTGCCGCAGTTTGCTTGTCGCCCCAAGCGGTAGTTTGAACTTTGGTTAACTCTTCCAAGAGTTTACCTTTTTCAATAATATTTCTTACATATAACTCGCCATTTTTCTTAGTTTCAACTTTGGCACGTATTGTAATTAATATATTTTTGGGATCATTTACATCATGAATATTGATTTCAGGTCTTGCCTTTGTATCAACATAAGTAGCAGTCATATCGACTGATTTAAATTTTTCAACTAGATTGTTAAAGCGTAAAATTTTAAAGCCACCTTTGTCAAATTGAACTAGTTCAACTGCCGGATCATCTAGTGTTGCAAAGAATGTAACTGCCTTTGCTACATGACTAACAAATTCTGCTTCCCCCTTAGGGCCTGATTTTTTAAGACCAGCAGACAATTTTTTAGCAACTTTTTCATACATCATTTTCAGTGCGTCAAATTGATCTTGGCCCTGAGCTTTCTCATATTCCTTTAACCATGGTGTTACATCAATACCAAAGTAACTCCATAACTTAAGCATACTTGCACTTTCGCTCCCACCAACTTGACCAAACTGTTTTACCGGACCAGCTTTTAAACTTGCATTAAGTTTTAAACGTCTCATATTACCAGTTTTAGGATCTCTGATTGCAACCCACACATCAATCTTACTGGAGCTTTCACTAGCTGCACCATCGCAAATAATTGCAATATCGTCTGCACGACCATTCAAATAAAAATACTTGCTATAACGTTCTGCACGTTCGCTATTAACATATGCGACAGCACTGGAAAATTCATTTTTTAATAAATCACGTTTAGCTAGATCCATTAAATCTTGATAGGGTTTAGTTTTTAATACAAGTTTATATGTGACACGATCTGCGTGTTTATGGTTACTATCCTGTACATCAACTTGATACATATCTGTACCAACATTCTTTAATTGGTTTAATACTTTAGCAATGTCATCAGCTGACACCATGCCAATACCTTCAGCACTCTCACGTTTAGTAAACTTGGCAAACATAGCGGCACCCAGAATACCTTCAGCAAGTTCTCCTCGATTTGCTAAGTTACCTGAATGAACAAAATAAGAGTCCGGAGTTCCATTGACTACAAAGTATTGATCGTTTATATCTTTAAATACCCATTGTGTTTTTCCGCTACCAAATTGAACTTCTATCTCATTAGGATCAACTTCTGAAGGATCAACAATAGTAACCGGATCATCTGTATTAATACCTTGAACACTAAGAGCAGCAATAAGTTGTTGCCCCTTTACTCCGTCACTGAATAGGTATGCCGTTCCGTAAGGGTATTTGTTTAGGTCCGAAACAGAAGCTTCGTTAATTTGTTCTAGTTTGGTTAATAGTTCGCGAATAGTAGTCATAGTTTAGTATTTATTAGTTTTTAGCGAAACGCCAATCCTTGTCTAACCAAGTAAACATCAAATCTTCTTGACGCACATAACCATAATTGTTTAAACTAGTTATTGCACTATCGTTTATTAGATTTAGATCTGCTAGATCAAACCAACTTGTACTTGCGGGCTCTAAGGGATCTGCACTTTTGTAAACTGCGAAATGCATCCAGGCGTTGTTGGTATCCATCCACACGTAACAATCCCTGCAATCAAATCCATTAACTGCTAACATATACATCAAATTACAGACATTGTAGTGATAATAGCATCCACTAATACTGCGAGTATGTATTCTGTTGTATTGATATGTTTGGTGTTGGGGCAGGCTTAAAACCAGCATACCGTTTGTATTCATCATCTGATTCCAGTTTTTAAGGGTGTTGAGAGGATTAAGTGCATACTGGAAACTGTTATGACTCCACATCAAATCAATGTTTACCGGTATTACTCGACCATCTTCAAAATTTGCCTGTATCGGGGTAATATTGGGCGTTTCTAATATTTCTGGCTCAATTTGTTTGATATTGGTATCTACAGCAAAACATTTATATTCGTGCGGTTCTGGTGGATCATCTCTAGTTGTTAATTCGGCCCACCATTTTATATCCATTCCACTACCGCACCCCATATCAGCAACAGTACGAATACTATCCATGAAACTGTCATATTCATACAACAATGTTAATATCTGTTTACTATGATTATGACTATCTATTACATTTTTAAATTGATCCATCTGTTAATATATCCAATACCACTGTTTGTTTAAATTTTTTAAGGCGGGGTTCAAGTTGGTGGCAGGCTTTGGCTATATCGTTTGGTTCACCCCAGGCACGTTGTGTTGCTAAATGGCTTGCCCATATGGCACAACTTTCTTTTGCTATCTCAACGTCTAATGCATTATGGTACGGGCGTGCACGGCAACAGGCATTGTACTCTGATAATAACTCATCTGCACGTTGATGCCAGTCCATTATACTACCACATCCTCCATTCCTGCAGTTCTTAACCGAACCACATGTCCCAACATAAAGTTTTTGCTCTCTATACCCTTCATAACTCCCAACCATTTGTTACGCAACAATGCCACCTCATTGATAATTGTTTCCATGTCAATAACTTCATCTTCGGCCTCTGCGTACTTCTCAGCATCTCTGCTAGTCAGCGCCCTTGCATAGGCTTCCAAATATTTTTTATAATATGTTTGTCTTATTTTGCGTAATTGTATATTTAAATAATTTAATACTGCCTCAATCTCTTGTAGTTGATTGAATCTGTGCTCAGTCAATCCCGGAAGATTGCTCAAAGCACGTTCTATATTTCCCTGTATCTTTATTTCGCCTTTAGCTGAGATTAATTCGGCTTCATAGTAACTTATAAAAGAAGGAATTTGCCCAAGGTCAGCTACAATTTTATTGTAAAACATTCTTTAATACCTCGCTTAACCATGGAAAAGTCTTTTGCCAATTTAAATTTCTTCTTGAATCAATAGCATCTAAATATGCAACCAATTTTACTTGCAACTCGTGTTTGTTGATAGTGGTATTATTAGACAAAGTTTTACAGATACCATTGAGAGTCTGGCGTGTATTCTCAATATCAAACGAATCACCGATTAAGTATTCTTTTACTTTTTCTAAGTAAGGCTCCCATAACGAATATTCAAATGCACTTGCACTTAGTAGGTGCTGATCAATTGGTAGTGTTAAATGCATATACCAAGATATTGGTTTTGTTTTATTCCATTCAACAAACTTTTCTGCCAACAATGGCATACTTGTTATACTTAGACTATTTACAGTTGACAGTATACTTAATCTTAGAAAATCAAATTGTAGCAGATAATTAAAGTTACTATCAAATATATCACAATCAAATCCATATCTAACGTACTCTTGTTCAGGACCCCAACTATCAACGCTACAAAGTATATCTAATCTTTTTATTTTATGATCTTTATATAATTGTTCTAGTGAGTTTATACTCTTACGCAAATTGGCCGGTTTAACAATTAGATTTGTAATAACGCTTAATTCTAATTTTGGATTAGGATGAGTGTTTATAAATTCAATTAATCGTTCAAAATCAGCCTGGATAAATGGCTCTCCGCCCAAAATATGCAATCTATGTAATTTCTCAAAATTTTTGTCTAGCCATTCCCACATCAATGGTGCCAACTCATTGTAATTATTTTTTGTTAATGTACTATTACTATTATCCAACAATACGGATCCAAACTTTTTATTTTCTTTTTGTATGCTTGAACTAAAAGATTCGTTGCAGTACAAACAACTCAAATTACAAGTATTATTAAAAAATACTTCAAGTATAACTGGATTGATATTAGTTAATTTAGGATTAGTATTTAATTCCTGAGGGTAAACAAAAGGGATAGTATTTTGAAAGTTTCGATCACTGTACCCACCCGAGTCTTCGATATTTTTACAATACTCACACCCAGCACCAGGCCAGTTACCTTCTAACATCTCTTGCCTTGCTTTTATTTTTTCAGGTAAATTATGAAAATTAAAAAAATTTTCCTTATTGAGAGTACCAATGCTTGACCGATGACAACTAGCAGTTTTGCCGGTAGTTAGATATACTGTACTCCATGCCCATTTTAATCTACAAGCTGTGTTAGTCTCGATTGGGAAATATTTGTTTGCCATCTAGTACTCGTTTTCGTCCTCGATTGATTCATTGTCGTCATCATTGACATATTCTTTAAAGGCTTTTGTGAGTATACCGTCTGTTCCACTAAAATGAGCAAGATCAACATCGTTTAACATGTCTACCATAACGCTCATTAAATTATCTGCGGCTTCTTGACGATCCTTAACTGGAATGTATTGTTTTAAAATTGTGTACGCTTCACCAAGTACTTCTATATCTATGCTCATTCTTCGGTCACCTCTGCTGGTTGTGTTACTGCGGTTACATGGTGTGGATTTTCTGTATAGTCTTTCATAACTTTGTCAAGACATTCGTCTTCGTTACGTTCCCATGCTTTACGGAACTTTTTAATAATAGTGCCGTCTGCTAGTGTATATTTAAGGCTATTACCTTCTTTAGATAATAAACCTTTACCCTCAATCATGTCAACTAAACCACTATAAGGATTCATACCTGTTTCATAAGGGATCTTGACTTGCACTGATTCAAAGGGTTTGGCATAACGTGTTTTCATAATCTTACAAGCAGCCCTAATACCATTTACTTCTGAAACCTTATTGCCATCTTCATCTTCTTTGAGTTTTAGTTTACGCATAGCAACTACAATACTACTTGCATAGATAAAGCCTTGTCCACCAGAGATCTTGTCATCTGGATCAAACATATCTTGGCTTGCGTATGTGTGTGCAGTTGTTACTAATCCAATGTTTAAGTTACCAAACATATTAACACAATTACGTACCAATGACGCTAGTGCTTTTGGCTTACGACCCATGTCACCCTTCATGTCACCAGCTTCAAACTGATTAACGTCTGTGGGTGTTAATAGCATACCTAAACTATCAACCACAAATAAAACTTTTGGGCGCTCTCCTTCAGGTATCAATTTATATTCTTTAACAAATTCACTGATCATTTTAGCAACGTCGTCGATCATTGCCATGTTTAGTTTTAATAGTTTGTCTTCACTGGTGTCTACATTTAAATCATGCAACCATTTTTCATCTAAGGCATTCTCTGTATCAATAAGGATAACATATACCCCTGCTTTTTGAGCATTGGATACTAAATTACCTGAGCAGATAAAACTTTTACCAGCACCAGATTCTCCGGCAAACACAGTAACTTTGCCTAATGGTACTCCTTTATAAAAGTCCCCACTAATCAAATAATTTAGTGCATAGTTGTTTGTGCTGATCCAATCAGTAGGATCATTAAAGCCTACACTGATACCGTCAATGCTTTTTGTAATTGATTTTCTAAATTTGCTTACGTCAAATGGTTTGCCCATAATTGCTTTCCTTAAGTTTATATAATTGTGTAAAAATTTTACTGCTGTCTAATCCACGCCTTTGATCTAATAGAGCTAACTGTCTAAATGAGTTTGGTAAGTTTGCTTCATAGGGCATTGTTACATAACTCAAAAGATTTTTATAACTATCTTCTAATAGAAATCCAGGTTTTTGTTTTATAAGATTAATCAGTTTTTCTTTAATTGATTGTAACTGATTTTTTGGCAAATGTCTAATATTTAGGTAATCCGGAGTCAGCAATGCCCCAATTATAAAGCTATTATTATGAAACCCTAGCCCTTTAAGATATTCCACGCAGGTAAACATACTTTGATAGTTTAATAAAAAATATAGCATATTGAAGGATATTTTGTGATCAAGTCCCTTTATAGTATGCAAATTGTTCAAAAAGTCCTGCCAAGAGCCGCCATAACGAACATATTCGTATTCTTCTTCAATTGTCTCTACACTGACTGTCCAGTGTACGTTTTTAAACTTGCATACTAGATCAAAAATTTTAGTATCTATTTTACTTAGATTGGTGTTTATTCTCAAATTGACGTTGGGGTCAAGTAAATCCAATAGCTCTAAATTTTCTTTCATCAGCAATGGTTCACCCCCAGCTAAGTAAACGTGTTTTAACTTCTTTGCATGGTTAAATATGTATTCTTTAAAATCAGCTCGTTGTTGGTCAGTTGGTAATACCTGTGTAGTATTCAATTCACTTGCCCATCGGCTGCTAAATTTTGGGCTACAATAAACACATGCTTGATTGCATAAATTAGTCCAACGAATATCCGTCGTGTATAAATCAAAATTTCCATCTTCGTATGTTTTTACCGGGATATCCTTTAATTCTCTTATGTAAAAAACACGATCGCTGATGATGTCAAAACCCTTTTTATTGTTTTCTAAATCTTTGCAGGTGTGGCAACTAGGCACTGGCAACTTGTTAATAATCTTAGATTGTCTTGATTGATTTTCATCGCCTAGCAATATATCCCCAATGTTGTCAATTTTTATATCACCAATTGGCATAGTGTCAGCACTTCTTATACAATTTTTAACAATGCCATCAAAATTATACATTAATCCAGTCCAGGGCACAGGGCAAAAATTGGAGTTAGTCAGCATATCTTTTGGGGTCATAATAATGATATATCCGGTATAGGTAAATTTTTATTTAATATATCAACTAGTTCCTGCGCCCATATTGCAGGATCGGTACCACCATCACCCTGGGTATTGATTTTCCCAGGACGAACTATTGTGAGTTTAATCCCCAATCTCTGATGTCTCAGTTGTTTTACTGCTTCTTCCAACGCAATCTTTTGTGTACGATATTCTACCATACCCAACCCCGGTATTGTGGGCACAGGTTGTTGTGTCATCATTGTACTGATGTTAATAATATGTTTGCCGGTATTTTGCCACCGTTTAGCTACGTCAAAAAGCAATTCTGTTTGTGCAAACCCCACTTGTGCATTGTTGATAAACAGGTCACAGGGCTCTATCACACCTGCCAATTTGGGAATTATTCGAATGTTGTAGCCATTGCGTCTACTTAGACCCACAATCTCATGACCCTGAGATTGATATATTGTTGCCAATGCTTGACCTATTCCGGCACTGTGTCCTGTAATTGCTATTTTCATTTTAATAATTCTATCGGTTCGTTATGGAATGTAAAACTTGCTATTATGCGCGGTAGATGATGTGCGTCTATTATTTCTACACTATGCTCAATTTGACTATTGAACGCTATTGGCAACTTCATGTCCAGTAATTCTGCAACTAATACACCATCAACATACCATCGATTGGCCCATCCACTTGTATTGATTACTGGAAAATTAATTTTTGCGACTACAGGTAATTCATCTATATGTCTAGTCAAGTGCGAGTTATTTTCTACTAAGGTAATAGCAGCATGCCTAGGTATTAATTTATGTTGTTTAAAAAAATATTTTAATTCTGTATTTGTGGCCAATAGTTTTTTACAGTCAACAAAATTCCACCCGTATTTAAAATTGTTTGAATCTAAATCTTGTTTTATAAAATCATATATATTGCTAGATATTTTATCAATCTCATTACACTCTAACTCTACAAAATATTTCATATATTTCTCAATTGTTTTTGTTCTTGTATATATCGGTCAATTGATGCTTGATCTTTATTATCCACGCTCAAAACTTCGGGACGCTTTAGATATGCGTATTCATGATCAATGTTGTGTTGTTTAGCGAATGCAATTATCTCAGGTAATTGATGTTGGTTTAGTACACTAACTGTGGTCCATAAATTTAGTCTTATGGGCATACTTTTATATATCATTAAATTTTCGTAAAACTCCGCCCATTTGATGGGCCAACGCACAAAGTCATGTACTTCACCTATACCATCAAAACTCACTGTCACTGTGACTTTTATTCCTCGATATATAATAGGTAAAAGTTCTTGTAATACTGTACTACAGTTTGTATTAAGTCTTACACTTTTTACATTTGGTGGTAAGTTAGATAGTATGTGTTTATATTTTTTACTGTAGCTAGGTTCACCACCATTTATATCTAAATGCTCTATCCTATCTAAAGGTAAACTCCAAAACTTATCAGAGTTATCTACTATAGGAAATTGGCGGCTTTTTAAACTACCTATCTTTGTACTGAGTTGCTCACTACAAGTCATACAAGCACTATTGCAAGTATTGTCTAAGACTCCGCCCACAATCAAATAATCTTTACGAGTTTGTTCTTTGTGAAACTCCCAGGCATGTGTTCGGATACTTGTACCAGATTCTGTTTCAGTCTCTTGACATCTTACACATTCTCGGGGCCAAATGCCATTCATCATCTCTGCTTCTACATTTTGTCTCCAAAGGCTATGGTCCATTTCGTGAAGGCTTTGGAATTTGGGCGCACTAACCATATGACCACAACGACTAACCGTGCCGTCAGGATTGAATCTAACAAAATGTTCTAGTCTAGGACACCACATAAGTCTTTACTTCTTTGAATTACTTCTTTATATAGTGCTGGATATTTGTGTTGCACGTGCGCACATATCTGATGAAAACTTGCGGTTTGCCCCATAAAATCTTCATATAAAACTTTGTCTAACATTAAATAGTAGTTTAATTTATGATTGTATTGGAAACGATCTATTAGTGATTGATCTCTAGTCAATGTATTCCACATCTGGGTTGTTGTGTCTTTTAATTCATCAATGTGCTTAAATTGCAACCAAGCATCACTGTGCCTTGCTAAATTTACCACCCAATGAAACTGTAGACTAAAATGACTATTTAAAAATAAAAATCGTTCTATAAACTTTAACGCAGTCTCACGATCAAATTCTGGGTTATGATTCAAATAAGTTTGCACCCCGCTTACATACCTATCAAAAGGATCTCGTAGATATATTTGGATTGTTTTTATTTGATTGTGCTTATAATAGGGCACCTCCGCCAACGCAATTTGTGCAATCGTACTGCTGGCATTTTTATATATAGGATATACAAACTGACTTGGAGTCAATTCATATATCTTATATTGATCTGGAAATAATGTTGGATCTAAATATGATAGCATGATGGTATAAAAGCAGGGGACCGTTACCCCTGCTGACACAAGCATCTACAATTTAAGTTGTAGATTTACGGTTTCTAATCATTGCCAAAATGTCTTCAGCTTTTTGGCTTGAAGCTTTTGGTGCAACTGGTGCCACTACTGGCTCACTTACTTCTGGAACATCATCTTCAACATCTGCTACTGGGGCAGGTGCTACTACTGCCAGTGTAGGTTTAGCCTGTGCAACTGGTTTAGCTTCGGGTAATGCATCTGCATCAACACCTTCACCACCTTTAAAACCACTGGGCTTGTAGTAGTTTGCCCAACGATCTGGATCGTAAGGTTGCCCGTCTACACTTGCCTCAAACATTTCTTTGATCACTTTCAATTCAACGTCTGTGGGTTGTTTTGGTAAGAAGTCATTTAGGTCATACAAACCAAACTTCTCAATCGCTTCTGCTTCATCAGCATTAAGAGCAGTTTCTTTACGTGCCCATGTGGATGTGTTGTAGTCAGCATATCCACCTTTGCTTGTCTTTTTAATATTAAAGTCAAGTCCAGCGGCATAGTCTGTGGGTAAATTTTCCATGTCTGGATCCATCAATGCGTTCTTGATCAAGTTAAAGATCTGTGGGCTAATGATAAATCTACGAATTGGGTTCTCGGGGCTCTTGTCATCACTAACTGGATTCTCACGAACAAAGCCTTGGAACAAATAACTACGTTTCTTCCAATACTTACGACCCATTTCTTCCAAGTTAGCATCCTTAAACCAAGGACGTACCTCAGCTAGGATTGGACATGCGCCACCGTACATTTCCATACAGGGAACTTGTACTGTAACTGGTTTGCTGTCTGCTTGACCTTTAATACCTGCAAATGGTAAACGAATCATTGCACGTTCTACCCAAAAGAAGGAATTTTTTGTGTTTGCGTCGGGAAGGAATCTTACGCGAGCTGTTGTGTTTTCTGGAATGTTCCAGTGTGCGTAGATTGCGTTGTCGCCTTGTGATTTACCACTTGATCCGCGGTTCTCGTTGGCTTGTAGTTTTGCTCTAATTTCTGCTAGTGTCATGGCCATAATAATTCTCCTTAATAAATGCCTTAATAATGTGCCTAAATGTATACAGCACTCCCGCAGTATACAATATTATTTATGATTAAACAAGAGAAAAGGCACAAATTTTTGTGCCTTTGGATAAAATGATTTGGATCAGTTTATTTGCCTTTCCAACTAACTCCAGGAAAGTCACCTTGTCCATGCAACCATGAATAGATTACAAGACATACACACAGAGCAGCCAATGCGTATGTAGCCAAATCCAAATTAAAACTGGCTTGATTTGATGCTGTCATTTTGGCTACTTCCCATTGCATAATGTTCATCAATTGGCCATCTGCAAATCTAGCAGATACATCAGCGGCAGCGGCATTGCCTGTTGCCGTTGCTATGTCGCTTACTTTATCTGCAGCATATCCAGCAGCTGCACCACCTGCTAGTGCTGCTTGTCCGCCCCATTTAGCAAATGTATCTTTCCAACCTTCATTGGTGGCTGGAGCCTGTCCCGGTTGAGCTTGTCCTTGTCCTTGTTGTTTAACTTGGTCAGCTTTTTGTTTAATTCCGGCTGCAACTGGTTTTAGTTGTGCCGCTACATTTTTAATTGTAGATAAATTCAATGTTGGTTTTTGTCCACCGCTGGCCTGAGTTACCATTTGAACAATGGCTTGTTTTTCTTCGGGGGACGCTTTGTCGGCTAATCCTTGTATTTTGTTTTTTGCCCAGTTAACTAAACTATCAAGCATGCCTTCGTTTAATTGTTGAACAGGTAAATCTTTTTCTGCAGATTCTACTAGATCTGCATACTTTCTAAAAAATCTTGGGTCCATTTTTAATTCCTTTAATATATTTATTTATGTAATCCAGCCAATTTACGCATAAACGCTAACGGGTCTGTGCTCTCGTTTGCTGGATTTACTTGAGGACTAGGGTTAGCAGTTCCAGGACCACCATATTGCCCTTGGCCTGTGGCCTGTGCGGCTATTTCTGCAGCATCTTGTTGGTTTTGTTGTGCCTGTGCTTGTAATGGTGCATTACTTTGAGTATACAATTGGTCATATCTGTCTGCTAGTTCAGTGTAACTATGATCTCTTAACCAATCAATAACTACACCACGGGCATCTGCATCACCATTTTCGGCATCAGCCAACATACCCAGTTTGTCGAACAATTCATCGTCCCCAATAATATTATACAATACTCCGGTGGCATTTTCAGCATCATCACCAACTGGTAATGGGTGTTGCATGATTTTATCTAATTCTTGTATATCTTCATCTTGATCGGGAAGTTGCCAAGTGCCTTCGGTTACTTCATTTGCCCAAGATTCAAATTCTTCGGCCATCGGTGTTTCTTGTTGTTTTTTATCGTTCATATAAGCTCTATATACGTAGGGCAATGCTTCATCAAATTTATCATTATAAATCTTCTTGGCAAAACGGTCACGCAACTCTTGTAAATTTATTTCTTCGTCATCATGTGCCTGTGGGCTATAGCATTCTAATTTATAGTCACCGTAACCACGACGCCCGCCGATGTGGCGTAGTTTGTGTTTTAGTTGATTATAGCGATTGATTGCAGACTGTGCCATTTCTATTGTATCTGCATCTTCAAATTGTCTACGCTTTGCTCCGCGAACAAAATGTTTCATAGCTTCCATTTCGGTTACCATGTGTGTGATACCTTCACCAAGATCGTCATGAACATCACCACCTTGGCTCATATGTTGTGCCATTGCTCTAGCACCGTGTAAATTTTTAAATGGTAATAATCTGCGTTCGCCTAGATGCGTTTCAACAAATACTGATTCAACATTACGTGTTCTGGCTCCGCGTTTTTCTTCATCAACATTGTCGCTATGTCTTACAATAATTCTAACCGGGCCACATTCTTGATAACTGCTACGACTAGTGCCATGCATACGACTTTCTGTAACTGAAATATCATCGGTGCTTAATGTTGCATCTGCTTTTGCCTGTTGTTTAACATCTTTGACTTGCAAATTCTTTTTAGCAATATCGCGAGCATCAAAACTCAATAGATTGCGTTTAGCAAATTTGCGCACACCACGTAAAAAATTATACCACTGTTCTTCAGCCGATCCATGCTCGGAGTCTTCTCCTGTCGATGCGTCTAATTCTTTAAGATTATCGACAATATCTTTACCATAATAAATCTTAAGACTATTTTCATCAATCAAACTCAATGTGATGCTTCCAACTTTTTGTCCGTTGACTGCGTAATCAAAGTTGATAAAGCGAGCCTTTTCAGGATCTGTTGTAGCCTTGGATTTT